ATATCATATGTCAAGTCTTGGGTGGTTATGCGTTTAAAACTGCATTTCTTGAACTCAAAAAAAAGCCCTTGCGAAGAAAGGGCTAAAGTCAATTAAATTTATTAAAAAAGTATAAGCTTGGCAATTCACATACATTTATAAGTAGATATAACAATTGGAGAAGCATGTGTTGCTCTTATAACAAAATAGTCCATGGGTTGGGGCAAATGCCATTACGAAGTTGATCTAGCAACATATAATTAAGGAAAAATGTTGCTATTAGGTTAGTCTGAGATCTATAAAAAAACTAACCTTAGAGAACAATACCCTATTTTGTTGTTTATATTTGGATTTGGAAAATCATGACACAAACCAAATCCATTTTGAGTAAGGAAATCTTAAAAACCTAACTCGATGCTGTAACAAAGCTAGGAGATGAACATGAGATTCAATAAACTTTGTTACAACATATGTATTTATTATAGCAATATTACCCAGGGATGTCAACTTCTTTTCTAGGTCGTCCTGACCTTGTGAGCTTATATGGTAGTCTAGTAAAAGGCCGCAATGCAGTATTTGTCCATGCATCAATGACATCCTTGTCTCTACCATATAAAAGATCGCTACTGTCACAAGAGTAAACAATAACGTATCCCTTGGGCAGGGTTTCAGCATAAATTATGCCGCATAACTTGCCCTGGGGTAACACTGTGGGTGGTTTCATGATCCAAGCATAAGCAACATTCATTATACTGTAGTCTTGTTTATGATGGGTTAATAGCTTACTTAGTTTAATTCTAAGACTGTGCATTTATATTCCTATATTAGTTCAATTGATGGTTGATATTCTACAGCGGTGATTTGTATTGTATTATCCTTGGTTAGCTCCATTCCGTTTACACGAAACTTCTTATTAGTCCAGCCAAAGTTAGGTAAATCCATTTCAATAATATCACCAGCTTCTACTACGATTAAAGTATGAGCACCTTCAAAGCTTATGGCCATACCAAAGCGCGAAGCATCCATTACGTATTGTGCTAATTCTTCTACTAAAGTAACATCGTCAACTAAGTCATAGTCAACACGTGCTTCCAGTATACTTCCGTTATCTTCGTCCAAATAGGTGGTATTATCAGTAATGAATACATCATCATTATAATCTGTGCCATCTTCTGGGTTACGATAACCAGCAGTAATTTTGTTTAGTTTGCTTGCTTTATCTGGCATACTTACAGTGACTTGTGAGAAGATATCATCATTAGTAATAACCTTAGCAGTTATTTCATTTTGATGTCTTAATTTTACAAAGTATTTGCCTTGTTTAAATGCTATTACTGCATTACATGATTCAAGAATCTCACCAATGTTATTATAAATTAACTTTTCAGTTGCAATTACCCCATTAATTTTATACTTGCCACTTGCTAATGCTTTAGCGTCTTGAAAGGAATCAATATCAATATGTAGTCCTGCTTTGTAGTTACCATCGCTATCATGATCAAGACCCTTACCATATCTACGTGATGTTAAATAATCATATAATACGTCAATAGGGCTTACATCCGCACCATTATATAATGTGCCTTGTGTGGTTTGTCCAGTAGTTAAAGTATCAACGTCAACAATACGCTTGCCTTCAATGGTAGCAGTAATCATAGGCATACCGCCCTGATAAGCTTCAGGGTCTGCAGGTAATACTAATCCAATATATGCTTTGCCACGTAGTCTGTGATCATTAGTCCAAACAGAACTACCGATACTTGTTTGTAAATCAGCATCAACTGTTTGTGTATCACTACCAGTGTGGAATGTAACTGATCCACTATTTAAAGCACTTGCGAAATCACTAATAAACCCACTAAGCTTCCCTGAACCATCCATGGTTCCACCGTCCGTATCGTCCCAAACTTTAACATCATTAAACCATAGTTCATTAATGGTTCCTACTTCGCCTTCGCAAAGACTTAATGCTATATTAAGGTTGCTTGTTTTATCTAAATCGCCAGCCCCGTCACTGGAATTAATATAAGCACGTGTGCCACCAATTCTAGTTTTACCATAAGCTATTGGAATGGGATCATTATTAGAGTTTTTGTTCACCATAACAGCGCCAGCACCTCTGGCACCTTTTGGTGGTTTTGGTTGCATTATTTTGCCTAATGCATAAGACACAAGCATTCTAAATAAAAATGCTTGAATTGGAGTTAATGCAGCTAAAAAGCCCATGTTAAAGTCTCCAAGCAGAATTGTATGTTAATAATGAACTATCAATACGAATCAAACCTCGCTCTTCGTCCATTGTTACAAAAGAACCACGCCAATAGTAGTAGCCATTGTCAATGAGTTTATTATTAACAACAACAAAGTCACCATCTTTTAATTCATCAGTTACTAAAGCATAGTCATTATTTGCTAACCAGCTTTCAATTGAAACAAAGTTTTTATAAAAACGAATTGCTTCAAACTTACTTACATATTTCCGATATATACTTTTGCTTTTTGTCTGTCCAGTTTGAGCATCATGAAATCCCATTGCAAACATCATGCAATCCGTTTCACCCCAAACAAATTCTTTTTGTTGCCACCTGGCAATGTATTTTGCTAAAGCTAATGTTTTCATTATTATTTCCACTCTATTTGTTTTTGTATTTCTTTGGCAAACTCAAATCCTTTATCACCAGCAAATAATTCTTGCTGGCTTGTTTGATTTGTGTAGTTGCCAGTAACACGACTAAAGTTAGCCCAGTGGTTACTTGTCTGTATATTTACACCACCACCATTACCAATGCCGTCTGTAACTGTCGCATTATCTATATAACCTTGATATACTTGCACTACGTCTGAAGGAGTATTATCCATATTAAAATATTTTCTGTAAATAGCCACAGGCTTATCTGTATAATCAAGATCAAGTATTTCTTTCATGAAAGGTTCTGTGTCGTTATGTAGATAAGCAATACCACTAATGGTAATTGATAGCTTTTGTATCTCGAAAGAAATATCTTCAGTAATATTAGATACAGATAAAAGCGCACCAGCACTAAGGTAATCGTTAGCGTTATAGTTAATATTGAACGGAGCATTCGTAACATAGTAACCTGCATTTACGCCAATATATACTAGTTCGTAATATTGGACTGTGTTTTTTGTAGCAGTAGTAATTAAACCACTGCTCATTTCTCTATCTGCCATTATGGATATGCTCCTAAATCAAAGCCTACATTGACATTAAATAATCCGAATGTATCAACAGTGTATTCGAAATTATCACTGTCCAGTGTAACAATTACGTGATGTGGATTCTTATAAACTTGTCTCGTTGTTGGTATATCGACAGGCAAACTGTATGCAATTCTCACATGAGCTTCACCATAAACATTGGCATCAACAGTATTTAACGCAGTAAATATACCACCATTTTTAGACTGACCGCCTATGACAATCTCACCTTTCTTAAACACATGTGACTCATTGCTATAAAAGCCACCCAGCTTTAATAAAGTAGATCCGGCTGTATAGTCCTCTATAAATCTTGGCACCTCAGTAGATTTAGGATTATTAAAGGATAATACTTTTTCGCCCCACATTCTATGAACTAGATAAAATGGCGTTGCTTGTCCACGTGCTGATTGTGCTTCTGCGTGTAGAACTTGAAATTGAGCTTTAGTTAAGTTACGGTATTCAACATCTAACTTCCAACGCTGGAACCCTGCGGACCTAACATACTTGCTGCCAGACTGTGAAGTGTTCGTCGTGCTAGGTTGATTATATGTTATCTTTGCACTTGCTGGAATAATATTTCTACCAAATTCTTTAGCACCACCAGCAAAACCTTGGTCAAGCCATTGATCCTGTGTATCAAATATATCTTCTAACTCTGCTGGTGGAGTAGGTGGCGGAACATAAAGGTCTGCTTTAGCTACTATTGGGAAACATATCTTTTCACCGTCAACCCAGTTAACATTATCATGGATGCCACCTTCGGTTTGTATGTAAGCACTGTTAATACGTCCATTGCTATCTACAGTGATACCCATATCTAAATCCGCATTGGTATAAATTGGAGCATCTAATGTGTATTCAGTTGGGTCACCAGGTAAGTAGTAGTTACCAGATATCTCAGCACCACCAACCAAAGCACCAGTAGCATCCAAATGATTGAATGTTGCATTACCGGGAACATATATAAATGACGATTTAATAACTAAGCGATTTTCAAGTTGTTCATTAACAATTGTGCCAGTAGTAGCTGCATTAGCCATATAATTGTAGTAATCCCCTTCTGCTCGTGCTGGATCAATTACATGCACTGTAATATCAACACTGTCGCCTGGAGCTAAGTCAAATGAGTGCAAAGAACCGCCTCGAGCATCCTTAATATCAAATTGCTGACTACCGACATAAAAATAACCGAATGACGAATTACCATAAGCTATTGATGAAGGAATACCAAAA